CTATGGGGAGAACTTTCCAAAACCGTCGATCACCGCCTCGCATGCCAGGCCGGCTATTCGGCTTCGCTCAAGCGCCGTCGCGAGGTCTCCCGCCATTCTGTCAGCTTCTTCAAGCAGTCCCCCGAGCACCACGACGGCAGAGGCTCCTGCCTGGCGCTGCTGGGCAGCAATGGCATCGCAGGTGGCTCGGTGGCCGTCCCGCAGTCTCGCGATTTCCCCGCGCAGCCCATCAGCAGCAGACTCAGCATTAGCGACGCGGCCTTGAGACACTTCCAGTTTCTTGCGTGCACTCTCCCCCTCCTCGTCCGCCACGGCTTGGCGGCGCTGTTCTTCGGTTCTGGCCTGGGCGGCTGCGCGCCGGTCGCGCTCAACCACCTGCAGGCGGTAGTCGGCCAACTCGATCCGGGCGGTGCCGGTTTCGCCCTGGGCAACCACCACCCGGTACTGCTGGCCACCGGCGACAAGAACCAGGGCGATCAGCCACCAGCACCAGGCAGGCACCGCTCCGAGCCAGGTCATGCCAAGGCCCTCCGCACACCCTCGTCGATCACCTGGTCAGGGTACGGATTGCCGCCGTTCTCGTGGACGATGATGCCGAGCACCATTCCGCGCAGCGTGGCCGGGTCCTTAATGTTGATCGGGTCGGTGGGCCGCACTCTCAGGCGCTGGGCCACTGCCGAAGCGTAAGCCTGGGTGTCGTTCTCGTTGCTCGGCGCCCAGCGGTTGATGGTCTCAAGCACGGTATCGATGCCCTTCCCACCTATACCTGGTATGCCGTCTTTGCCACGGTAGTTGATGAGCAGCTTGCCCAGGGCGCGGATACCGTTCTCCGGCTCGTCGAAGCGGGCAAAGCGCGGCTTGGCCACGCCCACCTCGAGACCAAGCTGCCCTTGCCAAGCGTTGCGTGGGTTGAAATCGATGTTGCCAGGGTTGTTGTTGCGCACTCCGCGGGAAGTAGTCATTCAGTGACCTCCTGTACTGGTTGACCTGCAGCTGCCTCCACGGACACGGTGACCTTGGCGGAGTAACGCTTGATTACCTGGGCGGTGCGAACGATTGCAGCTGGCTGCTCCTCCAGCAGCTTGCGAGCCGCGGCATCCGCATCCTGTTCCGTGGGGTATTCGTTCTGGTGGATGGGATCGAAGTTGTTACTGGTGTTGATGACGATAAACGGCATGGGTTTTCTCCAGGCAAAAAAATACCGCCGGATGGCGGTCGGGTCGGGATGTTGCTGCGAGCTAGGCCGGTACCGCCGGCCAATCAATTTCGGTTGGCCAGCCGGCCTGCTCTGGCACTCGGTTCAGCAGAACACGGTATCGCTGCCAATCCTTGAGTTTGGCCTCCTCCGCCTCGCTGGCCATCTGCAGGGCGGCGGCATCTATCAACGGCGCCAGAGCCTGGTCAGCCGTATGGCGAAGCTCGGCAATGGTCGCCAGCGCCAGCTCTTCCGCCTGCTGGGCCGCTGACTGCATCAGGCTCCAGTCAATCTGGGCGAAGCCAAGGGTTGGGAAATTTTCCTCGGCTGGCTTGCCGGGCAAAGCGACACGACCGTCGGGCACATCCACCAGATCCCTGGGGAAGCGCTCGGCCTCGGTCGACTCCGGGCAATTTGGCAGAAACAGGGTCAGCAGCAGCTGCCCGCCAATTCGCTGTATCGGGGCGGCCAGCCACTGCGAGCCGATGGCATTGACCGGCAGCGTGGCCCCTTCCATCAGGTTGGCCAGGTCAATGGTCAAGCCGTTGATGTTGAGCTGCTCGCCGTTCTTCCATACAGCGAGCTGCTGCGGCGGGTACATTTCCTGGGGTGTGAGTTTGATGATCATGAATGCCCTCTATTTCCACCAGCCAGTGCCAGTGAGCGAAACGACGTTTTGTGCGCGGGTTACGCTAGAGATGAACGCCGCCCCGCTAGGAGTGGCCCACGCAGTCGGTGATGAATTGTCGTACCCAGTGACTGGCACGTTCGAGACACCTAACCCGACATTAGTACTGGCCTGGAAAGCGAATGGCCAAGTCACGTTCTTCACCACGTTGGCGGAATAGCCGGTGAACGTCGCAACACAGATCAGTAGGCCGCTGGCGAACTGAAAGTAGTAGCCATTGGCATTTGAGCCTGACCGCATAAGTGCTCCGGCTGCCGGATCACCGATGATCGGTGCTGCTGCAGCGATACCTGCCGGAATTGCTCCATTGGCGGGCGCTCCCAAGGCACTGTAGAGCTCGTTAAAGTTGTTGAGAGCCTTCAACCAGGCGCTCCGGCGGTCGTCCCCACCGGCACCACTGGGAGCGGTACCGAGGTTGATAGTTTGCTTGGCCATATTATTCCTTGCTAAAGAGTAGGTCGGGCTGCGAACAGCGTTCTCCCGTTTGGATCAACTGGATTGATTGCCCCGTAGTTTTCTGTATAGGCCTGTAACATATCGCGCCGGCCGTTCAAGAAGCCCGCAATTGTGGCTAGCCATGGGCTTGTAGTCCCGGCTGGAACATACGTTGGGGACAGTAAAGCATTAGCCAAAAAGTAGTCATCCATATTGTTGGTCCATGGCATCTGACAACTAGCCGCATAGTATCCAGCACCAACAATTGGGTTTCCCGCCACTATGAAAGATGTAGTAGTTGGCTGACTATTCAACCGAACAATGTCGTTTGTGGAGGTGAAGATATCCACTCCCGAAGCATCGCTCACAGTGGCGCCATACGCTCCGACAGACACCGGACTGGCTGAGTAGCTACCCACGAACCAGTCCACTTGCATGGCTTCCAGCCATACGGGCCCAAAGTCAGGGTGCATGTATTTGGCGACTCGCCAGCCAGTCCAGTTGCCCGGCTGCCCCAGCACATAAAAATTCGAGAGCATCAAATGCCCAGGGCCGTTCACGAAAACAAGCGGACGTTCATATGTCGTTATCGGCGTCGGAAAATCATATCCATTGAGGAACGGCTGGTCCCTGTTCGCCCACGATGGAAAGGTAAAAGAACCTTGATACATAACATTCAAGACCCGATTGACCGAGTCGATTTGTGACTGGATGTTATTGTTTACCGACCGCACGCCATACTGGCCAACTCCTGTAAATGGGGCTCCACCGCTCGACAAGACCAGAACCTGCCACGTCTCGTTGAACCCTCGTCGAATTGTAAGCAGCCCAGGCGAGTACCAGGCCTGTGGAGACCAGTTAGTCGAGCTCGAAGCCGGCGCCAATCGGTCCACCACCACAAACGAGTCACTTTTGATTTCTGGTATCGAAAAGGTCTGCTCAAAGCTACCGTCACAAGTTACCTGTAGCATCTTGAGGGAGCGGATTGGCGTGCTTGCGGTGTCGAGGGTCACCCTTGAGGACGCATCCTTCGTCCTCAGCCCATAAAGAGCAGCCATCAGGTCAGTCTCCCCACCGCGACACGCTCGACGCCGTTCACGTCGTACACATACAGCCCTCCATTGTTCAGCAACGTAGAGCCCTGGGCATCTTGGCCCCGCAGAGTGAATGTGCCCGCTGCAAAGTTGATCTCCAGCAGCGGCAGGCCTTGGGCGTTCAGTGCAGCAGATCGAATGGTCATACCGGCAACAATCTCTTGAATGAATGCCCTGTTGATCACCGCCTGGTTGATGAAGATCTGCCCACCCTCAACCACGAATGGCAGGATCGTCTGGCCGTTCAGGCTGTCGATGATCGCGAGTCGTTGGGCCATCAGCAGGATCTCGCCCTCCTCCCCATTGCTGCCGATCGCGATGCCCGAGACGACCTTGCGGCCACCTTGGTTTGTCTCAACCTTCAGGGTGGTTTGAGCTGACACCCTGCCATTGATGTCAGCCATCACCTCGCTGACCTGCTGCACCGACGCATTGGTCTGGCCTAACTGCGCCTGGACCGTCTCGACCTGCCGCCCCATTGCAATGCCATCCTCGATCCGGGCCGATTGCTCGGTCCAGACACCCACCAGACCGCCCGTCGCGCCTGCCAGGCCGGAGCTATCACCCTCCATTTCCGGATTCACCTGGACATACAGCCCGTCCAGGCGGCTGGCCTGCGCGGTGATCGCGGTGCCCTGCTGCTTCACAACCGTGTCCATCTGGCTGATCGAAGTGGCCTGGCCACCGACCGCACGAGCACTTGGACCAGCGACAAACGGCGACGGACCGTTGCTCTCTCCAAGCCGCTTTTCGATCATCACCGAATCGATCACCAAGGTCAGATCGGCAACGACTGTCTGATTCAGGTAGAGCGTGATGGCCGCGCGCGTGCTGTCGGTGACCGTGATCGGCAAAGTGAGCCTTGTCCTGGCCGTGGAGTACGCCACTACAGCAGATGTTCTTCCCGAACCATCGTACAGCGAAGCCCTCATGGAACCTGCGGCGCTGCCTCGTACATACATGGATACCAGGTAAACGCCAGGCTCGATCCTGACGTTGTAACCAGCCACGTTGTTGATCGGGCTGAGCATCAGAAAATGCCCTGCCGTGGCAAAGCCACCGACCTGATAGCCAAAGCCGGAGTCAGCCTCAGGGACTGCTACGCCAGCCCGCGTAACACCCGACGAAGAGACCAATGCCGGTAGCACCGTGGAGGTTAACCAGCTGTACTCGTCACTGAGCAGGTTGGCGCCATTCCCCCCGATGCTTCCCACGCTGCTTTGAAGTTGCGTGAGTGCCTGGCCCTGGCTGGTCAGTGTGCTGCCTTGCTGGGTGACACTTGCACCCAGGGTGTTGATGGCATCCGCATTAGCAGTGTCAGCAGCAGTGACACGGCGCGCCACGATATTGCACCACAGCGCTCTCCCTGTGCCATCAGCTGGCTGAATACGCGTCAGAAAACGCGCTGACACCGCGGTCGGCGGCGCCGTGATGCGCCCCGAAAAGCTCTGGAATCCACCGCCGGCCGAGAACGTGAAGGCGGTGACGTAGCCGATGCTCGCTCCGGCCTTGTCGAAGAACTGCATCTGGAAGTTACCGGTCTGCCCGGCGGTCATGTACGCCCGATAGATGTCGGCAGACAGGTCGAACTGCTCGCCCCCGGTGGTCAGCACGTTGGCAGCTACGCCGCAGAAGCTGTTCGCCGTGAACGAAATCGCCTTTCCCGCCGACGCATGGGCAGTAAGACCGGCAATCGTCGGCCCAGCAGTCCATGGATCGGTCACCCCATCCTCGAAACTGCCACGTAGCACCAGGTTGTCCGGCTGCTGGTTCAAGGAAGCCTTCAACTGGGTCAGCGAGGAGCCCTGGCTTTCGATCGTGTTGCCTTGACTGGTTACTGTAGATTGCAAGGTCTGCAGCGCCGACGCATCCGCTTTGGAAGCCAGCTGCGCCAGTGCCGACTGGGCTGCCGCCGCCGCGTCGGTGGCCACCCTATCAGTCACCGCCACCCACGCCGAACCGTTCCATCGCTTCGGTGTATTGGTGGCGCCAGTCGTGTCGATCCACAGGTTCTCGGCTTGCCGGTCGGCGACCGCCGGTGTGCCAGTCTGGTACAGCACCTTGCCCTTGCTACCCGCCAAGTCGGACGCCGCCTGCGCCGCCTGTTGGGCGGTCGTGACATTGCCGTTGGTGGTTTGCAGGCCATTGGTCAGGTTGGTGATGCTATTGCCCTGACTGGACAAGGTGTCGCCCTGGTTTGTCACGGTGGTGCTGAGCGCCTGCAGCGCCGAAGCATCCGCTTTGGTCTGAGCAACCGCCAGGGCATTGGCAGCTGCCGCAGCAGCATCCGTGGCTGCCTTGTCAGTGACCGTCACCCAGGTGCTGCCACTCCAGCGCTTCGGAGTATTAGCGTTGCCGGTCGTATCGATCCAGAGATTCTGGCTCAACCGATCAGCCACATCAGGCGCCGCTGATTGCACGATCACCTTACCCTTGCTACCGGCCAGATTCGACGCTGACTGCGCAGCCTGCTGCGCCGCAGTGACGTTCTGATTGGTAGTCGCCAGGTTGTTGCCCAGGTTCGTGATCGAGCTGCTGGCCGAGGACAACCCGCTCTCGGTTTGCGTAACCCGCACGTCCAGAGCCTGATTCGCCGCCGCCAGCGCGCCGGTTGCACGCGCCGACGGCCCTGCCACGAATGGCGAGGGGGCATTGCTCTCTCCTACCCGCTTCTCGACCATGATCGAGTCCACCACCATTGATGCGCTGGCCGCGGCGTGGCGGTTCGGGTAGATCAGCAGGCCGACCTTGGTGCTGGCCGTGATCGTGATCGGGAACGTGATGCGTGTGCGCTCTGTGGTGTACGGCAGGATCACCGAGCGGGATGTCACCCCGTCATACAGGTTGGCCATCATCGAGCCGGCCGTACCGCCCTTCACATACATCGACACCAGATAAACCCCGGGCTCCACCCGGATGTTGTAGCTGGCCTGAGTGTTGGCTGGGGCCATGACGATGTAGGAGAAGATGTTATCGCTGGCAGCTTGCAGGGAGTAACCGAACCCGGAGTCTGCCTCCGGCACGGCCACCCCGGTTTTGGTCAACAAGGCGCCGCCCGTGACCGGCAAGGTGGCCGAGGCCAGCCAGCTGTAGTCACTGTCGAGCAGGTTGGCGCCGTTGCCCGCCAGGCTACCGATCGTGGCCTGCAAGCCGGTGAGCGCATTACCTTGGCTGGCCAACGTATTGCCCTGACTGGTGACGGTGTTGCTGAGCGTCTGCAGCGCGGAGGCCTCTGCCTTCGTGGCCACCTGCGCCAAAGCGCTAGCAGCCGCTGCGGCTGCGTCCGTTGCAGCTTTGTCCGTAACCGCTACCCAGGCCGATCCTGTCCAGCGCTTCGGTGTATTTGCCCCTCCAGTGGTGTCGATCCAGAGGTTCTGCGTCAGGCGCTTGTCTGCAGCCGGCGCCGATGTGCCATAGATGACCTCCCCCTTGGCGCCAGCCTTGTCCGACGCGGCCTGGGCAGCCTGTTGCGCTGCTGTCACGTTGCCGTTGGTGGTCTGCAGACCACTGTTCAGCTGAGTGATGCTCACGCCCTGGCTGCTCAGGGTGTTGCCCTGACTGGTGACGGTATTGCTGAGGGTCTGCAGCGCCGAGGCGTCCGCCTTTCCTTGCGCAACGGTCTGCAGGTCGTTGTTCAGCTGGGTCAGCGCCTGGCCATGGCTGGTCAGGGTAGTACCTTGCTGAGTAACGGTGGTCGTCAGGTTGCTCAGCGCATCAGCGTTAGCCGCGTCAGCTGCCGTCACCCGACGGGCCAGGATGTTGCACCAAAGCGATCGACCGGTGCCGTCCGCTGGCTCGGTACGAGTCACAAACCGGGCCGAGACCGCCCCCTCCGGCGCAGTGATTCGACCGGTGTACGTCTTGAAGCCGGTAGTCCCCGCCGGCACCGAGAACGCGGTGAAGTAGCCCAGGTTGGTGTTGGTCTTGTCGTAGAACTGCATCTGCAGGCGGGTGGTCTGCCCGGCCGTCATGTAGTTCGGCCAGATGTCCGCCGCCAGGTCGAACTGCTCACCGCCCTTGGTCAAGACGTTGAAGCCTATGCCGCAGAAGCTGTTGTCGTAGAACGAAACGCCCTTCCCTGCCGACGGGTGCGCCGAGATATTGGTGATCATGGGGCCATTCGTCCAAGGATCAACCAGACCATCCTCGAAGCTGCCACGTTGGATCAGGTTATCGGGCTGCTGCCCGATCGAGGCCTTGAGTTGGGTGAGCGCCGCACCTTGGCTGGTCAGGGTATTACCCTGACTCGTCACGGTGGAGTCCAGCGCTTGAAGCGCCGAGGCATCGGCCTTGTTCGCTACCTGCGCCAGTGCGCTGGCAGCCGCGGCTGCAGCATCGGTCGCCACCTTGTCGGTGACGGCCACCCAGGCACCGCCATTCCAACGCTTGGGTGTATTCGCCGCACCGGTCGTGTCGATCCACAGGTTCTCAGCCTGACGGTCGGCCACCGCCGGCACCGCCGACTGGTACAGCACCTTGCCCTTGCTCCCGGCCAGACTGGCCGCAGCCTGGGCGGCCTGCTGAGCTGTGGCAACGTTGCCGTTGGTGGTTTGCAGACTGTTGTTGAGCTCAGTGATGCTGCTGCCCTGGCTCGACAGCGTGTTGCCCTGATTCGCCACCGTGGTGCTCAGCGTTTGCAGTGCAGATGCATCAGCCTTGCCGGCCAACTGCGACAATGCCGACTGCGCAGCCGCGGCGGCATCCGTGGCAACCTTGTCCGTCACAGCCAACCACGCGGTACCGTTCCAGCGTTTCGGGGTGTTGGCGTTGCCGGTGGTGTCAATCCACAGGTTCTGCGCCAGGCGGTCTGCAGCGGCCGGCGCAGTTGCTTGCACCAGCACCTTACCTTTGCCCCCCGCCAGCGTGGCCGCGTCCTGGGCGGCTTGCTGGGCTGCGGTAACATTCTGGTTGGTGGTGGTCAGGCTGCTGCCCAGCGCAGTGACAGCAGAGGCGTTCGCCTCATCACCGCTGATCCGAGCGGTGCGCTCGTCTACGACAGAAGCGACCGACGCCGACGGCGCGATCTGGCCGACGGCAATCCAGTCGATTTCGAACACATCGCCGGCCGCCGAGCTGAGCCACAGGTAGAACCTGGTGATCGTATTGTCCGACCAGTCGCTGCCGCCATTGGTCAGCTGCGACATATTCCACTCGAGTACCACGGTCTGGCCAACCGCCAGTCCCGGGTTTGGGATGATCTTGTTGTACGAGGTCGACGACCCATGGCTGGCCGTCACATAGGACACCTGACCATTCCAGCCTGAACCTGCGCGCCGGGTGATGCGGCAGCGAATGCGGTCATGGTCACGGCCTTTGAGCGACACAACCGGCGAATTGAGGTACGAAGCGCCGGTGTCGTCATTGGTGACGATCAAGCGGCCGTTCTCAAGGGTTAGCGCGCAGCGTGTACCGGTCCAGCCCTCGACGGTCGAGACGAAACCGAAGTTCAGTGCCGAGTCAAAGCCACCGGACTCGGCGCGCAGGGTTGCGATCTGCGAGGCCATGGCAGCATCCGCACTGGTCCGCGCCGTAGTCTCGTTACTGATCGCGGCGGCGTTCGAGGCGGTACCGGCCGCCACGGTATCGATACGCTGCCCCAGCGCAGAGTCGGCATTGGCTCTGGCGGTGGCCTCCGCCTGGATGGCAGCGGCATTGTCACCAGCCGAAGCCGTGAGGGTGTCGATCTTCTGGCTCAGCGAGTCGTCCGCCGACTGACGGGCCTGCGCCTCGCTGGTGATCGCCGCCCCACGAGCCTGGGCCTCGGACAGCAGGCCCTGCGCGCGTGCAGCAGATTCATCCGTGATCGCCTTGGTCCGCGCCTGGGTCTCGACGGAAATCGCCTTGTTGCGGTCGATCACCTCCGTTGCGATCGCCTGATTACGAGCCGATGTTTCAGCGGCAATGGCTTGGCCGCGAGCTGTGGCTTCAGCCGCAATAGCCTGGGCCCGAGCAGTCGCCTCAGCTGCAAGTCGCTGGGCAACGGAGCCTGCCTGAGTTGGCGGGCCGGAGATCAGCGAGACCTCTTGGCGCAAAGCCGGCGCCAGCTGCCCAGCCTCGATTTTGTCCTTGAGCGCATCGAGCATGGTCTTCACGTCAGTCGACGTGGAAGCCACTACCTTCAGGAAGTCGCTGACACCGTAGGCGTTCTTGGAGCGGATGAAGTAGGCGTAATTGGTAGCGAAGGCCAGACCGGTGTGGCTCAGCGTCAGACCCTGACCAAGGTACTCGCCCTGGGTCGCCTGCGGATCGGTCGAATAGAAGTACTCGTAGGTGCCGCCATTCAGGCCGTGCAGCGTGTTGCTCGGGTACAGCGTGATGGTGTCGATGGTGGCCTGTACCACACATGCCTCGGGCACCGGTGGGCCATCGATGTTCACCGTGATGCCGGCTTCGCCTGAGCGGGTCAGCGGACCCAGAGCGGCCACGCTCATGGTGTAGTTGCCGGACGGCAGGCCAGACAGCGGCAGCTTGAGCGTGGTGGCCGGTACCTGCTGCGCCTGCACGGCCACCGTGCCCTGACGCACCGTAATGGCGTAACCAGTAACCACCCCGTAAGGGGCGACCCACGCCAAGGTGCCCTGGACTACCTCAGCATTGTCTTCGGTCGACCAGGTGAGCCCGGTAGGGCTGCCCAGGCCGCCGGTTGGCAGGCTGATGAAGCCGATCGGATTATACGGCTGACCTACAGCGTCATCGAAGATCGCCGGCTCGTTCTGTGCCACCGACACGTTGCAGCCGCTGTCGGGGCTCATCGACCAGTCGGTGACAATGAATTCGCCGACGATGTTCAGCGACGGAAGGTTGACCTTCACCGAGCGGCCTGGTCGGCAGTTGTAGCCCATGAAGTTCATGGGGATCGACAAGGTCCCGCCTGCTCGCCGGCGGCGCAGCTCAATATTGGCCAGGCGCTGGGCCTGGTACGGGTTGCTGACGTAGGAGAACGACAGCGTTTCTGCCGCCTCACCGCCGTCGGCCTCCACCCATTCGCTCACCGATACCTCGGGATAGTCTGTCTCGGCCCAGGCCTGAGCCGGGTCCACGAAAGTACCACGCACGGTGTTGATCGCCGAGTCGTTGGTCGGCTCGGTGCTGCCGGTGACGGTGCCGATCACCATGTCCTCAGTGATCTCGAAGTCATACGGGCCGTAATAGGCCCCGACCTGCAGCATCCAGCGTCCGCCTACACGGATGAGCTTGCCACCGCACGCCGCCTCCAGCTTCTGCATCACCTGGGTGCGCGACTCGTCGGCCCCAATGACACAGCCTGAGCGGTATCGTGCCGAGGTACTGCCGTCTGCGTTGGCCAGCATCTCATCGCACACGCTGGCACTGTTGGCGAAACTCGCGAACACGATCTCATCATCTGGCACGCCGCAGCGATTGCGCAGGAACCAGAGGATGTGAAGTGCGGTATTTTCGCTGTAACCGGCGGTCCCGGTCCGAGGATCGTAGATGTCCCGGCGCCCGCGAATTACGAAGCGTACATCCGGAATGCCGGAGGGATACTTTTCGGCGCTGTACTTGAACGACAGCCGGACAAAAGACAGGCCCCGGCCGATCTGGGTGTCGCGCCAGTCCGGGCTGTTGGCTTTCAGGAAGGCATTGACCTGAGTCGGATTGGTGACCAGCTCATAGCTCGCGTGCTCCCCATAGGACTGAACGCGCTCCTCGCCGAGGAAGATATCCTCCAGCCCGTCAATCTCTCCCTCCGACAACACATAGACCATGTGCAGCCACTCGCCATCGGCCTGGTCACCCGCCTGCTCCTGCCCCCAGGCTAGAACGCCACCAGTGCTCACCCGGCCCAGCACGTAGCGAGCTGCCGCCTTGGACGAGCGCAGAGTCTGGCTGGACGGTTCACTGGTGCGCAGCGAGCCGGTATCGAGCTTGTCTTGCTGCGACGCAACGTAGAACGCCATCGCTGCGCCCGCCAGCGCGCCCCAAGGTCCGCCCTGAATGAAGCCGATGGCCGCACCGACCGCGATCTGGGCCGCCTTCTTGACTGCAGAACTCATTCAACCCTCCACATCGTCAACGGTTCACACTCAATACGCCCGACCCCATCGGGGGACACCGACCAGAACTCATCCGCCCAGAACACCGCCACGCCTCGCCCGTTGGGGCCTTCGTACAGGGCGATGTCGCCCCGCTGCCGCAGGCCTGGCTGGATACGGAAAAAGCAGGCATCCCAGGCGGCCTCCAGCGAACCGTGCAGCTTATTCAGCAAGCGCTTGGCTCCGACCTCAGATGAGTACCGGCCCCGATAGGCTTCGGCAGGATCAACACCGCACACCGCCTGGGCGCAGTCGGCTGCAAACAGGCAGCAGTCAAATTCGCCCCATGAAAAAGGCCGCTCGGTGGCGGCCTTGATCGTGTTGGCAAGCTGTGTCGTCCAATCGCGCTTTCGCATGGCTATGTCTCGTAGGTGAACTTCGGAGCGTCCTTGGAGGCGCCCCAGTAGATGGGCCAGTCGGCGATTTGGGCGATGGCGAAGAAGAAGCGGTCGTCCTGCCGGCGAGCCCGGTGATTCTCGTCGGTCCAGCGTTCGGTACCAGTCCGGTTCCACTCGGCCATGCGGTCGATAAGGGGAACCGTGATGCTGTTGCCCTCCTCGCCGTTGCCTGCATAAGAGAACTTGGCGGCATCCATGCGCCCGCTGAACAGGATATCGGCGGCATAGCTGCCGTCCTGGTCGAACACTACGAACATCAGCTTGCCGTTGCGCCCCCGGCACCCCTTCAGCGAGGTTTCAGTGATGATCTGGGCGTCCAGGCCGTTGAGTGTCAGGTCCACCGACATGGGCGAACCCGAGTTGCTGCTCTCCTGCGACTGGCCGACCGCCCCGAAGCTGCCGACGCCCTGATAGGTGATGCCATCGATCACCAGGTCGCCGGTACCGGTATGCGCGAAGACCATCCCATCGGGGAAATCCAGCTGGCAGGCATATACCGCCATGAAGTTGCCCTTGGCGATGATGTCGACGACTGTCTGGCTGAACGGGAAAACACCGGTGGCCATCAGAATGCCTCTCGAAATTGCAGAGTCGAGTTCGAGACCACGGGCTGAGTGGTCCATTCGTTGGTGTCATCCATGCGGCGCATCTCGCAGTAGGGATTCTTGTACTCCACTGCACTGCCGACCGGGATCAGCTTGCGGATGCGCTTGTTCACCGCAATCACGGCTTTGCCAGCGGCGTCGGAAGAGGCGTGCTCCACCACCTCGAACATCTCCCCGCTGATGGTGATGAGATCGCCGCGGCTGAATACCTGGCGGCTGGCCAGCATGCCTTGCAGCTGCATGACGCTGGCCTGGGCATTGGCGACTGCCACCGTCGGCGTGCCGATGTTGTCCATCCGCACTCGGGTGAGGTACGGGATGTTAACCGTGCCGAACATCCCGTGCAGGCGGCCCAGCAGCGATGTCAGTTCGCGTTCGTCCTCCTCATACAGAACGCCGAAGTTCATGGTGCATTTCCAGTAGGAGCCAGGCTGAGCCACGATCTGCTGCGAATTTGACAGCGAAGAACTGAAGCCCCGATTGTTGTAGACGACACCCCAGGTGACCTCTGTGGGCTCCAGGTCCTCGGGCCATTCCTCCGCCATTGGGTCACTCCAAAAAGAAAGCCCGCCGAAGCGGGCCGAGCATAGTTACCGCCGCTGCAGCATCTGCCGCCCGGCGCCGTTGGTCTTGAAGTCTCGCAGCATGAGCTCGTAGCCATCCCGAGCGCCCTGCTCGGCAGCACGCCGAACATCGGCCAAGGTGGCAGCGTTGGCTTGCCCTGACACCTGGATGTGTTGGGTGATGCCGCCAAACGTGATCGAGGATTCTCCGCCGCCTCCTCCGGCGCCAGCAGCCATGACGCCAAGGGAGCCGTCCGGCCCCCGGTGGAGAGGCAGAATTGCTTCGGGACCGGCCTCGGCGAAGACCCCCGCGCCCTTGGCAAAGGCGAACATCTGAGGGCTGTCGTACACCCCGCCGGAGAAGGCAGACAGGCTGGGCGAGTCGTAGACCCCGCCCTTGGCGTTGGGAATGACCTCGCTGAACCCGGTCATGGTGCCCTTCCCCAGCGCCGCCCCACCGCCGCCCAAGAAGCCGAACGCCGAACTGAGGAAGCCGGCGGCTGCCTGGCGCACCTGGATGCGAATCAGGTCCTCGATGATCGCGTCCGCGAAGTCCTTGAACGACGCCTTGCCGGTCTTGATGAACTGAACGATGCCGTCTTCGAGGTTGCTGAACGCATTGGTGAACAGATCTTCGGTCTGGCCCGCAACATCGGCAGCGCTGTCGAGGTAGTTCTCGAAGGCTGCCGAGGCGCCATTACTCCAGTCCGCCTGGGCGGCATCGATCTTGATGAAAGTGTCCTCCTGAACCTGCACCAGCTTCGCGCCGTACTCCTGCCTCAAGGCGATCTGCTTTTCGAGCTCCTGCCGCTGCTTCTCGTTCGAAGCGGTGGCCAACTCATCGCGCAGGGCCAGGATCTTGTTGTTGTTCTCCTGCTCGAGCGCTAGGCGAGATTGAGCACGACTTGCCCGCTTGTCGCCCATTCCTACCGCTGCCGCTGCGGCATCACCCTGCTGCTGAGCTATCGCCAACTGACGCTCAAGGTCGGCCTGGTACTTCATCGCCCGCGACAGGCCGGTCGAGGCCTGCACCGCACTATTGAATTGCTCGGCGAGAGCGCCAATGGCTTTGCCGTACTCTTCGGTGGTGATTTTCTTCTGCGCCAGCAGTAGATCAAGGTTCTTGGTCTGCTTCTGAAATTCATCGGACGCAGCGCCTACGGGGTCGTAAGCCTTCTTCAACTGCTGATAAGCGGTCTCTGCTTCCTTCAACTGCTGATTCAGCTTCGTCTGCGCAGAGGTGGCGTCTTTCGTTTCCTGCTTGGCGCCCTGATTGGCCTTCTTCTGGGCCTCGATCGCGCTGGCAGCCGACAGGATGGCTTGGCGGTCAGTCTCGGTGAGGTCGGCGTTTTCGGCCAAGTAACGGTTGGCGATCTTCATCGCATCGCCGTTGTCCTGTAGGCCCGCCAGCTGCTTCTGCAGGGTTTCGAGGTAAGTCTGCCCCGCCGTGCTCATGCCGGCTTTCGCGGCGTTGTTGGCAGTGGTCGAAGC